GATTTCATCTAAGCTGTATATAACTGTATTCTCTTTTCGTTTGGGTTTGAATCCGTCAACAATTTCTTGACAAAATCGTTGAGCAAACAAAACTCTCTCTTCTTTACTTAAAAGCATATAGACTACCGAGTATTTGACTTCAAAGGAAATACCTATTAACAACCAAAGTTGATTTCTACTCTTCCACTAAATACACCACCACCTTCTGACGGGACAAATCCAACTTGAACTCTGTACTTTGACCCGATGGAAACGAAAGGAATAATCCCACCAGTCACCGAAACTCCAATATCAAAATGGTCATACCCGGTTGCAGCGCCTAAAATAACACCTACGTGCAGATAGTCTGTTAAACTGTAGCAGTAAGACGTTCCGGCAAACAGGGTGATTCTTTCATGGGAATTTTTGTAACACCCCATCTGAAACTTAAATGGGCCGCTTCCAACTTCAGTTCCGATTCCGGGATTGAATTCGTTTAAATCGCTTTCACGATCTAAATGATAGCTGGTAAATGTAACGTTTGTTTTGACCCCGTATTTTTTTAAAGAACGAACAAGATTCATCTTTGATTCATCGATGGTGTTAAAGAGTTACTGAGAATGTAGAACCTTCTTTACCTTGCTTTTTGTTGAGTTAATTGAATTGAAGCCCATTTTTCCGTGCTTGTCGTTGATAGTATCATGCGTCCAAAGTTTATCTTCTACGTGAACGATCCTCATAAACGATTTTGGGGGTTCAATATCCCCGTATGCTTCTGCAGTATTGTAGTTAGTTTTTGAATCAATAACAACGATTCCCATGTCAAACAAGCCAGAAGTTATTAGGAGGATTGGCGCTCTGAAATCTTTTTGATAACGCCTTTTACGACGTTTCCTTCTTCGTCCGTTATATCTTTTCCGGCATTGATCTGTTCCGTGACAATTCGTTTCTTTTTTAGGACTTCAAACATGTCCCCGTCAATAGTGTCTTTCCCAAGTAGAAAGTATACGTTTACGGCGTCTTTTTGAGATATCCTATGGCAACGATCTTCTGCTTGGCTTACTTCTGCGGGGGTCCAAGGAAGTTCACAGAATACAACGTTTGAACTTGACGTGAGAGTAAGACCCGTTCCTCCTGCCTGTATATTTAGAACAATGATATTTTCAGAATCGTCATTTTGAAACGAGTCCACAATACCCTGTCTTTCCTTGATCGGAACAGACCCATCAATTCGAAGCGCGTCAAATTCTTCCACAAGTTCGTTAATTACAAACTTGTGATGAGCAAACACAACAAGTTTTTCACCGGAGGTTAAGAAGTCTTTGATCCAACCCTTCATCTTGCTTAGTTTTCCCTTGCTGGCAAGTTTCCGGAGTTCCGAAAGCTTCATTAGTTTTTCAGCGTACCCGCTAACTTCATTTGCGCCGTACTCTTTCCGAATCTTCTCCTGCTGTTCAAACGAGTCAAGCTTTTCTATTTCTTCAAGGAAGTCTTCGTCGGTAATTTCCTTTTTTCGAAGGTGAGCAGCAAGATCTTCCTCTGCCATATTATACTCTTTTCGGTTATTAATGTCAAATTCAATGTAGGAACGCTGTTTGTCCGGCAGATCTTCAAGGACTTCCTGTTTATTTCTACGGATATAACAAAGCTTCTTTAAACGTTCGTGAAGCTCTTTTACATTTGAGGCTCCATCATAGTCCCACCCCCACCGAGTTTTCTCAGCATCGCAATTTCTTGAACAGTATCCGTAGGCTACGTAGTTTCCGGTTTCGGTTTTAATTGTGTATACATCTGCATTTTCTTCTACTATTTCAGTAGATTTTACTTTGTCTTTTGATGACACAAAACGACCACCAGCGTTTAAAACGTAGCGTTTAAGTTTTCTCTGAAGACTGGGTTTGGACACTTTCCAAAGCTTAAACAATGCGTCTCTACCACCAGTTATAGTTATTTTATCATCATACCTTGAGTATTCAAATTCAAAAAAGTCAAGTGTTTTTTGAATTAAACCGTATGTGGATTTGTTATAATTTGAGCATTGATTTATAACAAGTCCTGTAGCTTCGGTGTCATATATTCCAGCTAAAAATCCTGCATACCAATGTTTATCATTATTTCTTTTATGTGATTCGTTTTTGAAAAACTTCCAGTGCTCTTTATTTGAGCATACAACTTGCCAAAGACCGTCTGACCTCTGGCTCATTGTATTAGAAGTAATAGATAATTCATTCAAATAATCGAAACACCGCTGGATAATTTTTTTATCTTTTGTGGCAATTCCACATGCATGTTCATAATAGTCTCCCTTAGATTTTTTCTCTCTCCACGGAGACTCTTTTATGTGGCGGGTTCTTGAAAGCCAGCCGTCTCCCCTAAAGGCCCCATAAAGATATCCTTTCATGTAATCTTTATTCTCAAAATATTTTGGCGTTTCGGATCGATAAACTTTTGCCAATTGAGATGCACGCCATGTTTTTTCTCTTTCTCGCTCTGCTTTCGCTTCTACCCAATACGGACCATCACCACCGTTTTTTATTTTTGATCCGTTGGCCCATTTGTGATCCGGCGTGTGATATAAAATGTCGCCGTTTTTCATAACAGTCTTTTGAATATCAGCCGTTCTCTTAAACGTTTCTAAGACCCTGCTTTCAACGAGTTGAGAATGACCAGATTCCCTTTTTTTCCAACCTATAACTTTATCTCCAACTGAAATATTTGAAACAGATTTTTCTGAGAAATCGGCCATAAGAACAGGCGCATTTTCTGGTAGACAATAACGTTTAACGAAGGGATAGAATCCACCAAACTCTTCTTCGAACTTGTCAATGATTTTGAGTTGATTGATCAGTTCTTTTGGTCTATTAACAACAGCCGTTCCAGACAAAAGAATTTTTGGCCCGTCAATTCGGCGTGCTATTTGTCTTGCGGCTTTAGACCTTTTCGCAGAACTATTCTTTACGAAATGGCTCTCGTCTAATATAAGTCCACCCCAATCGTGTTCACGGAGTTTTTTTCGGTATTTCCAAATGATATCGTAGTTGATAATACACACTCTGGCTCTTAGGTCCAAACCGTCGCTGGAGTGCTGAACTTTTGTCGTCTTCCTTGGAAGCCACGTGTTCCACTCTCTTTCCCAATTGTCTTTCAAAGAGGCCGGACATACAACTAGAACCGGATATGCATTCTGTTTGTGAATTGCCGCAATAGATTGACACGTCTTCCCCAACCCCGGCTCGTCGCCTATAATCACGTTTTTGTTTTCAACCGCATATTTGATCCCAACTTCTTGAAACGGATATGGGTTCATGCCTTGGGCTAGCCCATACACCTTAAAGTCTTCAACTTCGTTTTTCTCTGCTAGACGTTTGTTTTTCTCTTTTTGCTTTTTAACCTTCTTCGCTTCTTTGATGATACTTTCCATCCTATTTTGAATAGAGCGGGGAACGTCTGACTTGTCCATATCCCAATCTTGAAGGAACTTCAAAAAGTCAGGAAGCGAGTTTCTGTTGAGTTTAAATTTCCACTCTTTACTTCGCTTGACGTATTTTCTTCCGGGGATGTTCTCCTTAACGTAATTGATTAGCTCTTTGTCATAGTCAAAATCAAGGTAAACATAGTCCGCAGATGTGATTCTAAAGTCTATATCCGGCATACTTTTTGCTTTTAATGAATGCGTTGTTCTCTGTTTGTTATAGATAGAAAACAGAGAAGGAGGGTTTGTCTTTCGACCTACCCTCCTTCTGTTCTTTTACAGAATTTCAAATTTAAAACCTATTCAAATTTCGTTCCACAATAGGCGCAAAACTTCCAGTTCTGCTTCTGCTTTGCACCACACTCCGTGCAATACATCCTATTTTTGCCTTGCTTGTTCTCTTTTTCGCTGGCGGGGGACAGCGTGAATTGTATTGTGTGGAACGGGAAACTTTTGAACCTTTCGTTTGTTACGTTGAAGTTTTGATTCGTCTTTTTTCCCGGTTCAACCCTTCCGGTCTTTATTTTGTCTTCTTTTTTTGAGGGGGAGTCAATAGAGACGTTCCCGTTAACAGTTAGAGACGAGTTAGGTTTATAAGCACCTGAATCTCCGCGTGAAACTCTCCAGTCATGACGATACTTATCAACGTCCCACGGGTAAGGATGTGAAGGCTCTTTGGGAACGTCTATTAAATCCCAAGTTATAGAAGAACGGTTTCTTTTACACGTGTTGCGGTCTTTTTGGTAAAACTTAATTGAAATTTTTCCGTTTTTTTGAATGAGACCACGACTTTCTTTTGAAACTTCATACGTCCCGAACTTGAAAGCTTTGTTTTCGTTTATGTACCGTTTTAGAAACGTGTGTTCTCCGGGACGCAACACAAGCCCAGAATCAGACGTTTCGCCTTGAATTTCAAGCTTGGCTAAGACCGGATGAGACGTTGTATTTTTCAACTCTATCTCGAACGTTTGTCCGTCTTTGAGGTATACCTTATTCTCTTCATGCGTTCGGCGTCGATCTTTATTTACGGTGATCCAAGCTTTAGGGTCTTCATTTGGTTTTGAAGTATATACTGTAGTGCTATGGTAGTTGCGGCTTTTCATAATTGGTTATGAACTCTTGGCTTCTATCGTTTCACGTCCTGAAAAGACGTTCTAAAGCCCGAATGACTCACGACTTCCACCTTTAATTCGACTATATATAACCGTAAGAGAAAAAAGGTTGTGACCTAAAAAACGTATTCAAAAAGACTTCACATGGCTGTACCTACTAAGTTTGACGGAACGCTTGGAAATCCCGTTGGAAAAACGTCATTTGGGTATTTCGACGGGGACCCAGACTTTATTAAAGACGCCCCGAAGATTGCCGATTGGATTGCACGTCGCCTTGGATGGCCGACTGTTGATATCGAGATTGACGAAAAAGACCTTTACAACTCAATTGAAGAGGCAATTCTTGAATTCTCTAGGCTTGTCAACCATCTTAACATCAAAGATAACCTCATCATCCTTCAGGGAAATGAGAAAATCGGTGAATATGAGAATCTAACCGGGAAGCACGTCACCGGATCTCCGGTTCGAGAAATGGTTCGGCTTGCAAAAGCTTACGGGTCCGAGATCGGGCACGGCGGGAGCGTGACATGGAGAAAAGACTTCATCAACATCAAACGCGGAAAGCAGCGTTACGATATAAAGAGGCTTTTCAGGGAGAAAAATAGATCCGGCTCTATTCCCGTTGAGGACAGAGAGATCATCATCAAAAAGATTTACTACTACCCACCACACGCTATTGAGCGACTTTACGACCCGTTTTCTGTTGGGGGTGTGGGGACGTTAAACGTACTTAGAGAACTTGGCTTTAGCGACTACGGAGTAGCCTCTGAGTACCTTATGATGCCAGCGTATCACGATCTTCTTCGTCTTCAAGCCGTTGAATTTAACGATTTGATTCGTCGTTCCGGATACACATACAGACTTACAAACGGAGTATTAACGATAACTCCAATTCCGGGCACAGAGGATTTCTTCGGTGGAGACGCAATTCCGGAAAACGACGATAACGAAGAACCGAACCGATCCTTCCCCAGAAGAATATGGTTCGATTACGTGTTCAAAGATGAGGCGAACAACGTTCAAGTTGTAGACTCCGATATTGCAAACGTGGTTTCCGACTATTCAGATGTTCCATACGACGTTCACCATTACGAAGACATAAATCAACCGTCTAGACGTTGGATTTACAAATACGCATTGGAGGTTGCAAGGCACAAACTTGGAACCGTTCGTTCAAAGTACGGAAACTCGATTCCGGGGACCAACGGTGCTGATCTACAACTCGACGGTGAAAGCCAGAAACAAGAGGCACAACAGAACATGGAACAACTTGAAAACAATCTAAGAGACCAGCTTGAACAGCTTTCAAGAACAAACCTCATTGAAGAGCAAAACCAACAGCAGCAAAACCTTCAGGAAATGATGAATCGAATTCCAAAGAAAATTTACATTGGCTATGGTGGATAAGACAAAACTTGTAGAACACATTCAAAAAAACGTTATGTTTCGGCTGACCGAAGATGCCGAAACCGACAAACTTATGCGCCAACAGGCGATTGATGTTTTTGAAAATCTCGTTGATTATATCCGAAACGGTGGAATGATCCAGTATGCGGGAAGGTTCAACAACCCGTACGTGAAGATAAACTGGTTCACCGAGCACGAGCAGGAAGCAAAAACCCCGCTTCGAATCTTTTTTGGACAAGAAAACGAGTCAAGTGCTGACGGGATGTATACTCAACAGCTTCAAGGTGGGCCAGCAATCGTTCTTTACATTCTTGATGACGAGTCTTACAAAAAGGATGAAGATGAAATCAAAGATGAAATCTACCAAAAGATAAGAAGTGTGTATGACGTGTTTGTTCACGAATACATTCATTACCTTGACAATATGAGAGCTGGAGTGGACCTTGACAAAATTGCAACGTACGACTCAAATACAATCACCGCTGACCAGTGGAGAACGTATTTTTCTGATCCCTTGGAGGTGAATGCGTACTTTCAAGCGGGAGTATCCCAAATCCAAAGCCTTGCAGATGAACCTAGACTTATCGATAATCTAAACAGAAAGAGTTGGGAAGGAGACTTTCGAAAGTTCAAAGATTGGGCGTTTGACGAATTTCTACCTGACCAACTTCTCAGGGCCATTTCTTCGGGGCAAAGGAAAAGACTTGTGAACAGGCTTTACGGGTATTGGAAAAGCTACATTGAACCTAAACTTTAACGGTTTGATTTTTGCTTTCACGTGTATGTGCATGTGTGAAGTGTAATAACGCTGCCTACGTGTCGCGTGTGTAGTGAACTCGTTATTATCGTTCCAAGCTTGTCATATGCACATGCACACAAAATTACCATTACCAGACACGGCACGTCAAACCTGTCTTCTCTTCTTAAACTTGATATCGTGTTTCACCGTATCGGTAAGTTGCACAAGCACCCGGTCTTTTTCTAGATCACACCTCATTCTGTGGGCGTATTCGGGGAACGTTCTTTTAAGACCCCTTAGACCCGAAAGTGAAACACTTGTGTCGTGTGTCCTACTTATAAATGAGATTCGACAGAACTTTTCAGCCAACTTTTTCATTCGATGAATTTCGCTTTTACACGAATCGAAAATAGTGGCTAGAAAAGAAACCGAAAGCGTCAAAGGAGAAAAGCTTTCGCCTTCAAGCAAGTCAAAGGAATGGTCTTTATGCGCTCGACTCGTTTTGCGAACGTACCATTTTCTTTGGTTTGCTCTTTTGGCTACCACCATTGAAAACAGGTGGGCTTTTGCTTCCTTAACGCCAGTTAGGTTTTTTACAGCGAGTTGACGAACGGTGCTTGGCGTGATATCGTACTTGTTCAACAGGTGTTTCCACCCGTTGATTTTCCACGCCGAGCACCTTTCGCTGTAATAAATCCAGTCTAGTTCCTCTAAACGGTCTAAATTCCGCTTTAGAGAGCGGTTACATGTCCACCCCATCTTCCCCTTTAAGTACTCTCTTTCACGGCTTGTGATCGAAATATAACCGTCACAAAGAGACTTAAGGTGTATAAACAGCAAAAACTCGCGGGAAAGGTTGTTCCGAAGAACAAACTCCGCGAGCTTTACGTTTATATTCAAATTTGGGTTATTCAGATCAATAGTAACCACGGTAAAACAGTAGACTTTTGTGAAACCTCATTATTTAACTCTGTTCTATATATAGCGTGAACCATTTAAACTTTTTGTGAAGATTGGCAGAACTCGATAACAACGACGATTACGGAAGAGACGACCTGCAGGACCAGCAGTTTTTTGTTGGGGGTAACGATTGGGCTTTTATTCAAGGCGTAAATGAAGAATACGTTGATGAGATCATCAACATCCCAATCATATATTACAAGATTCTCCCCCAAGAAACGGTGACGAACCTGTATGGAGAAAGCCCGGAAGGAGAAGTGTACAGGCCGCCATTTCAGCTTAAAGTCTTGATTGATCCCCAAGATCAACAAACCGACAGACAAAACACCGGAGGCCCCACGAAAAAACAGTCCATGCAATTTGGCATTCAACGTGAACTCTTGAAGAAATTTGACATTTACCCTGAAGAAGGAGACGTTATTCAATGGTCAAATCTTTACTTTGAGGTAAAAGAAGTTGTTGACAACACCCTTGTTGGAGATAAGTTCAACTTACGACACGCAGTTACAGTTCAGGCAGAACAAACAAGAATTTCAAAAATAAACGTCATTGATCCCGATGAGCAGTAACATACAAAAACTTAAAACCCTCATACGTGAAGAAGTCCAAAAGATTCTTCAAGAACGGGAAGACCCGTCAAAGATTTTTCGAGACGACCTAAACGGCATGATACGGGAGTACTTTTACCGATCTATGTCAGGCAATTGGAATACATACGATTGGGAGCGAGTTGCCGAAATTCTCGAACAGCCATTTCGGAGAAAGTCTGTTGAGCACGGGTTTTTAGGTTGGGAACCGTATGCAGACTTTATGGAACAAATTGGAATGGGTCTAAGGCAAATGAATATCGATGTGTATCGACTTCCATTTGAGGAATACGGGGCAATTCCACAGAAGTTAGAACTTAAAAACCGGATGTGGGGATATAGCGTGTCAAGATCGGATATATATGAACGGATAGCAGACAAATACGAAATGGACCCTGACGATCCGTACTCTTTTCCAAGCGAAGAAGACGTTTGGATCGAAGCTATGAAGGCGCATGTAGATAAGATTCAAGACGTTTTTGGTGAAGGTATTCACAAAGACATATACGAAATTTACAAGGACCTAAAAAATATCCGAAGGCTTCCGGAGAAAGAGAAAATCAATCTTATCAACCGGGCCATTCACGCCGAACATGAAACCGGAGACGTTGTGGAAAGAATGAACGACCCCGAAGACCTTCGTGAAGACGCGGAGAAAGAGTATGAAAAACGTCGGCGTTCAAAGGTTGCAAGGGCAAGAAATAATCCGAACTTCATTTAAGTAAAAACTACTACCAATACGATGATTAAGTTCAACGACCTTTTACAAGAAGTAAAGTCCGGTGGAATGTCGGACGCCGAACTTGAAGATATATTCTGGGACTTGGGGTATTCGGAATCTCTTGAAACTTTAGATGAAGAAAACGTAAAGTACAATGAACAAGAGCTTAACGGAAACTTATTTGTTGTCCTTCCCGAAGAAGAAAAAATCATAACCGCACCAGACACTTCATACCCGGAAGTTAGCGGAATTGAAGAATGGTTCATGCGAGACATGTATAGTCTTGGTGAAATCTATGAACAGACAGAAGTAGACTGGAAGGAAACGTTTAACAAACGTTTCTGGGGAAACGTCGGAAGAACCGAGTACAAATTGTTTCACGCCACACAAACGAAATATGTAGACAAAATTTTAGATGAAGGTTTGAACGCTTCAAACCAGACAAGGGGGCTAAAAAACAGATCCATAGGAAGTGCCGTGTTTACTGTAACAAATCCGGATCGGCTCCTTAACGGAAGCTATGGAGACGCAATTTTGACGGTTGATGTTGAAGCGATGAAAAAAGACGGATATACCCCGATGGTCCAGAAAGAACCTGAATATATGGTATACGACGCCCAAAGTTATATTGCAAGTGAGTTGAATTTATATGGATTCGATTACTATGGATTAGAACCAAGAGCAAGAGACATTTGGCCGGAAACAAGAGTAGTACACAACGACATTCCAAAACGGTTTCTAAGTACATACGATTAACATAGAAGTTTAGAAGATGGCAAAGAACGTACCAGACAATTTGGGGGGAGATCATGAAGTTGAAATCAACTACATCAACAAGTCCAAAAAAGATCGGCTTGAAGACCAGTTAGATAAGTCAAAAAAAGAGCAGAGAGTTAGTACCGACCCTTCAAACCGAGCGTTTGAAAAAAGAAGAGATACAGACGACGTAGAAAACTTAACGGTCGGTCTTGAAGATATTGACCGGAACATCATGTTCCAGCTTAAAGAACGATTCAATTTTGAGATTAAACAAAGCGGGGAGATAAAGCGCGTTCCGGTCATTTGGGACTCACCTGAAGATTGGGCATGGGCGCAAAAGCAAGCCCAAGAAGAAAATTTGACAAGTCTTCAAGATCGAATTATTTATCCGCTTATCATTGTGAACCGAAGCAGCGTCCAGAGGTGGTCTAACCTTGACGGTCAAAACACCCGGTTGAATATGACCCCAAAACCCGGCGTGTATTCTGGAGTTCGAACGCATTCTTCACAAAATCGGTTTGACAATTTTGACGCTTTAAAAGATAGAGATCCAGTTGAAACAAAGTACGTAGTTCAAGTCCCTAAGTATCTTCAAGTATCATATGACATAAGCCTTTATACCGAGCAGATTCAACAGATGAACAAACTCATCGAACGGATTTCGTATTACAGCCAAGAGTATTGGGGAGATCCGGAAGACTACCTTTTTTACACGTCCGTTGACAGCATCAATCCCGAGACGGAAAATGCACAGGACGATAGTAGATACGTTACCGCGAACTTTAGTGCAGAGGTCAACGGCTACATTATTCCAGAAGACATGACCTATGAGGCCACCACGAAAAAGCTGCATAGCGTGGCTAAGGTAACGTTTGAAGAATCTACGTTGACTAAAGATCAGATGCAAGATCGAATCAACTCAAATTCACGAAGAAGTTAAAAAAACATGAGAGTCAGTTTTCCAGACGTATCGGTTGAAGGCGAGATTGTTGAAGAAGAACAAGTTGTAACCGATGAAACAAGAAGCCTTCTTGTTGGCGGTACAGAAAGAGGCCCTGCATTTGTCAAAACTCCGGTTGGAACTGTTGACCAACTTCACAGAATCTACGGAACCGAAAGCCCCTTGGTGAAGGCGGCAGAAAAACAAATAGAAGCCGGGGGAGTCCCAAGGGTTCAACGTGTTATGGACTCAAAACCCGAAGACCCAGATACCATTGAACTAACCGATTCTTCTGGAAATACGCTTTTAGTCTGGATATACAGAGGGGAAACCGAAAATCGAGCGGTAAACGTGGCCGGAGACGTAACCGGGTTTACGCTTACAATCGAATCAGATCCACCGGGAACGGTTTTTGAGGAACAAGATTTAAGTTTGAATGACCAACTTGAAGGCTACGTACAGCGAGAAGAAATTGACGATTTTGAGCTTTATTTGTTCTTTCCTAAAAAGATAGAGTCTCTTGACACCGATGAACCCGTAAATGCGTCTTTTAGAAAAGGGTTGGACCTATCCTCCGTGTCCCCTAGCAGACCGAAAACTCCGTGGATCACGTCCGGGGACTTTACCGAAAATTTTCAAAGAGAACGTCTATTTCGGTTCGTGTTAAACAGCGAAGGAACAGACGAAAACAGACGCGTAAAAATCTCAATTAGCGAAATCAACGAAGAAGAGGGAACGTTCACGGTTGAAGTCCGAGATTTTGAAGACAGCGACTTTAACCCCAATATTTTAGAGCGTTTCGAATTGTTAAGTTTAGATGAAGATTCAAACCGATACATAGCTGAAGAGATCGGGGACAAGTACAGCTTCTTTAAAGACGGTAGAATAGCAACTACCGGAAAATACGAAGGCAGATCTAAATACGTCTCTGTAGAAGTTGCGGGATTAGCATTTCCTTCTGGGGTAGTGCCTAAAGGTTTTGAAGGGTACAAAACCCCATATAACGCAAGCCAAGACCTTCCAAGCGTCACCTACCGAACTACGCAAAGCCTAGGAGACATATCCGACTACGTTGATTTTCCGTTAAGTGAAAGAGACGATATTTTTCTTGGGTTTGACCCAAAAGTTCAAGACAACGTTCAATACCTAAATCCGGTTCCGGAACCGTTCTCTCTGTCGTCCAGTTTTAACTTAGAAGATGCTACGGATGTTATTGAAGAGAAGTTTACTGTTGCGTTTCAAGGCGGGTATGACGGACAGCTTTTAGAAGATGAAAAAAAGGTCGGAATCGAAGCAACAGAAAATAATCTGTACGGAATTACCGAGCTTTCTTCGTTTGAAACAGCTTTTCAAATTTTGAGTCAAGACTTTTCACTTGACGTTGAGCTTCTTGTAATTCCGGACTGTCTTCTTGACGTACATACAAACCTCTGCAATAGCGCAGAAGCGTTTTCAAGGGACGAAGGAACGGTTCTTTTTGTCCCCGGATACTTGCCCCCCATTGAAGATTTTAACGCCTTAGAAGACCCAAAGAAGACTCTTGTATCCAGCTACGTAAGCGTGTATCATGGTTGGGTTGAACTGGAAGGCAATACATATCCGGTTTCAAATTTCGTTCCTGCTTCATACTCTACACATGACAACTCAGTTGGGATTTCAACGGCCCCTGCAGGAGATTCAACCAACCTTGTGGTTGACGATTTAGAACGAAACTATTACAGAAGCGAAGAGATGAAGTTTGTGCAAAACGGCATAAACTTTGTTTCCGATAACAGACTTGGAATTATTCTTCAAGGAAACCGAACGCTTCTTTCCGGTTCCGGGCCGAAGACGAAGTTGAAGGTTCGGCGTGGACTAAACAAAATCAAAAATGAAGTCTCTCAAAGAGGGAGAGAACTGCTTTTTGAAAATATCAATGAAGACCTAACTTCCGAGTATAGAAGCTTTATCGAAGAGGTCTTGTCATCGTTTCAAAACAGAGGTCTTCTGCAAAGGTATACGTTCGACTTAACTTCACAACCGGAGCAAAACAAAATAGAAGTCACCGGGCGTCTTCAGTTTACCGGAACCAACGAGTTTGTTAACGTAAACTTTGATCTTGTTCGAGAAGTAGATGTGTTTGTGTGAAATATGAAAACTCGCATTGTTTTATCCTATATATAAAGTGAAAACAATACAAAAATTCTATGAAGTTAGACAAATCCGAGTTAAACAGTTTACAAAACCTAAAATCTAGTCAAGAAGAACTTATTTACAAGCTTGGCTGGATTACACTTCAAGTTCAATCGCTTCAAGAAGAAATTGTTGACTTGAAAACGAAAAAAGAAGAGATCGTCAAAGACATAGAAGAGGTCGAAGAAAAAGAAAGCGATCTTAGAAAAGATTTGATGAAGAAATACGGTGATGTTTCGATAGACATTAAAACTGGAGAAGTTACAGAAAACGAAAAGTAATTGTTACAGGCAATTTGGTTGATTCGTCAACCAAAAATGCTTCTTCAAAAACATACAAATTAACAAACGAATAAAATGGCTGAAAAATTAGTCTCACCGGGAGTTTTTATTGAAGAAAACGACCGAACATTCCGACAAGCAGGCGTTAGCCAGATTTCAGGTGCATTTGTTGGCCCAACAGAAAAAGGACCAGCGTTTGAACCTGTTACTGTTGAGTCTGCTCAAGAGTATATTGAAATTTTCGGGCAAAGTGGTTCATATACCGATTTTGCGGTGCTTAACTACCTAAGAGACGCTGGATCGGCTACTGTGGTCCGCGTTTTGGGTGGTGGTCCTTCCGCAGTTGATGAGGGAGTTGCCGGATATGTAAGTGACATTTACGAAATCCGAGAGTCCAACGCTTCTGATTTAGGTTCCGGCGATAGCATTACAAATGCAGAACAAGACGTGCTTGCACTTCTCGCTCCAACGGGGAACGCGCCGGACGATCTTGACCAAGACATTTCTCTAACGGGCGCTGGAACGTTTGATGAATTTGATCTTGAAGTTAACGGGAACACATATCGTGTAAGTCTAAACCCTTCAAAGTCAAATTACATCAAAGACGTATTTGGAACAAGTCCGGAAGGTCCAAGAGAAGTTTATGTTCTTGCAAACTTTTTTGAACTTCATGAAGAAATCCGCGACGGTTTCACAGGCACGCTTAACGTAGAACTTAACGTAAGAGCTGAAACCCTTGACTTTGATAACCAAGGGTTTTCCAACGCTTCTACGCCTTGGATTGTTTCTCAAGACCTTCTTGAAGAACAGCCGATGATGGAAGATAAGGTTCAACTCTTCCGTTTCCATACTCTTAGCGACGGAAACGACGCAAACAGAGACGTGAAAGTTGCCGTTCAAAACGTTCGAACGCCCGATGAAGTAACGGGAAGCGATTACGGTCTTTTTGACGTTGTTGTTCGAGACTTTGGAGATACAGATCTAAACCAAGATGTTCTTGAAACATACACGGACGTAAACTTAGATCCGGAGTCTCCACGGTTTATTGCACGCGTTATTGGTAACAGAAACGTTATCTTTGAGGCAGACGGTGGAACGCGAATCACGGGAGATTACCAAAACAACTCTGAATATGTCCGAGTAGAGGTTAACCCGGATGTTATCCGTGCAAATGAAGCTGGAAAAAACGACCAAGCAAACCTCATTCCTTGGGGATTTGAATCTTACCTGTTCCCATATCAGCTTGATGAACCTTCCGCACTTCCACACGGAGTTAAAACCAGAGAAAACCAATCTAGAGTAGATGCGGATTACGACGCAAAAGATACCGCCGATTGGACCCAAGTTGGACAACCCGGAGACAGAACAAGTAACCAAATTCACTACGGATTTGATTTCACATACGATTCAAATCTCATATACCTAAATCCGGTTCAAAACGACCTTGACGTTGAAGACGTAGATACAGTTTCAACAGACTTTAACTTCTCTGATTCCGTTGGATACAACGCATCAACCGATGAAAGAAGTTTTGAGCGTTTAGAGCAGAGCGAACGCAAGTTCATTCTTGGGTTCCAAGGTGGATTTGACGGAAAAGATATTTCTGTCACCCCGGCCAAGGGAGAAGACATTACCGCTTCAAACACACAAGGGTTTGATTGCTCTACGTTTGACGCGCCGGGAAGTCTGTCATACTTTGACGCTTTGAATATTCTTTCAAACAAAGAGCGGTACAATATAAACCTTCTTGTAACGCCGGGAATTGTTCAAAGTCTTCACTCTTCAGTTGTTGAAGCTGGCGTGGATCTTGTTGAAGAACGCCGAGACGTGTTTTATGTTCTAGACGCCGCAGGTGTTGACGCAAATGTGCAGCAAGTCACACAGGCAGTTGGATCGCTTGACACGTCTTACGCCGGAACTTATTACCCGTGGGTTCGAGCCAGAGACAATTCTACGAATCAAATCTTGGAGCTTCCTCCAAGCGTTTTGATTCCAAGGGTGTATGCGTTCAACGATCAAATTGCAGATCCTTGGTTCGCTCCAGCGGGTCTTCAAAGAGGTGGTATTCCCGAAGCACGTGAAACGGTTCGCCGTTTGACAAAGGATGACCGAGACACGCTTTATCAAGCTCGCGTGAATCCGATTATTCAAGACTCTGATCAAGGAGTTGTTGTGTTCGGGCAAAAAACGCTTCAAACACAAGCTTCTGCGCTTGACCGGATTAATGTCCGCAGGCTTCTTATTGCATCGAAGAAGTTTGTTCGAAATGCGGCCTTGAACTTTACGTTCGAGCAAAACAATCAAGCAACTCGAAACGAGTTTGTAACGACTGTTGAGCCGTTCTTTGATAGAGTCCAGCAGCGAAGTGGGCTTGAAAACTTTGAAGTCCAAATGGACGGAGACAACAACCCGCCAGAGATTGTTGACCAAAACATCTTGGTTGGTGATATCTTCATCCAGCCAACGAGAACTGCAGAGTTTGTTCAAATTGAATTCAACGTTCTTCCAAGCGGAGTTGAATTTGGAGACGAAGGATAAATCAATTAAAAAGGTTACATACAACTAAACATTAAGATAACTTGAAGATAAGATGAAATTGAAAGACGCGCTACGAAGAATTGTACAGGAAGAAACCAAAAAAATTCTTTCTGAGGTAGATCATAGCAGCAATATTGAAGTAAAAGAGAATATCACGGTTCAAGATATGAAGCCGGGAGATATGCTTAGAGTCCCGTTTAAAGGAGATTATCGATTCTGGTTTGTCGTGTGGCCGGGAGACGGTGACAAATTCCATGCCGTTGACTTTGAAGAAATGACAGAACGTGAAATCGCCTCTTTCTTTGCACACGTGTATGACAGGCTTTCACCTATGGCGCGAAGAATGATGGAAAAAACGTTCCCACGTCGCCTGACGCTTGGGCCAATCAAAAAAGACGAAAACTTCTATCACGACATTATCAAAGACCTTGATTTTGTTAGAAGCCATTACAAAACTCCATCCATTTCTAACATCGGAGACGACTTGATTCAGCGAGTTGAGTACAAGCCTTCTCTTTCCGGAGAAATTTCCGACTACTTGATATAATACGAATTTAACGAGATACCTTACGCCGTAGGACCGTTATAGTTTTTCCTAAAGGCTAAGGACGTGGGAAACCCAAAATTCCGTGGGTTTCCCACATTTATGAATTTTCAAAACATAAACAAATAAGTATAATACAATGAGACTTTCAAAACGCAAACTAAAGCGCATAATTCGTGAAGAGGTAAAAAGAATCACCGAACAAGATATGATTCAAGATGCCTTGAAATACTTGGAAAAAGAGGCAAACCGTTTCTTGAAATTTGAAGCTAGAAAAGGAAGAGTAGAGGTTTACAGAGAGTACGACGAGGTTGATGTCTTTCAGGATACCCTAGAATACCCTGTCATGTTAAATGTTAGAGAAAGAAGAAGAGGGGACGGTGTTACTGTAGAAATCGGGTCTGAAATAGCCGCAAATAAACGCCGCCTGAGCACAGAGTTGGTATCTTTTAGAAATCCTGAAGATATATATGGAAGTGAAAAAATTATGGACGCGATAATCAAACACAGCAACATTATTGCCGAATACACAGAATTTTATCCATAAACAAAAGTCATACTCATAACAAGTAGAACATAAATACAATATAAGTAGAACGACACAACACAATGAGACTTTCAAAACGCAAACTAAAGCGCATAATTCGTGAAGAGGTAAAAAGAATCACCGAGGAAGACGTTTTTAGAAAACGTCAACAAACTGGTGAAAGAACAGATGTTGTTGAAGATGCTCTTTTTTACCTGAAAAAAGAGGCAGAGCGTTTTATGGATATTGAAGATAGGCGTGGAAACGTCGAGATTAGTAGAAGACATGACATGGTTCAGATCAACCAAAATGGCTTAGAATATCCTATTACGATAGATGTAAAAGAAAGGAGAAATCGACCGGGAGTTAAAGTAACAGTTGGTTCCGAAATATCTGTTAGCCGAGGTAGAGGAACAGATACCCTAACGTTTAAAGATCCTGAGAACATCTACAGAAGCAGAAGAATGTTAGACGCTATAACTGAGCACGATATCTTCATTGATGAATATAGTTGATACTAATAATCAATTCACATCGTATGTGAATTGAAGCACTGATAAAACAGAACAACGAACCTATGTCCAAATATAACGACGGAAAACACGCAAGGTATAAACTTCGTGAAATCATGAAGTTTGCAAAAATGCTTCACGACTACATCGATAAAGAAGATGAGCTTCCGGAGTGGATCATGGACAAGTTCACGGTGTCTGCAAACGACCTAAACGAGTCTTACCAATACCTAGAAAATAAGGGTATTGAAAAACGGCTTAGAGGTTACGTGCAAGAGGCTGTACATGAAGTTTTAAATGAAGGTTCAAAAAAGCAGAAGCTTGCTGATGAAATTGAATCTTTTTTAGATCAGTATGCGAACGTGGCGGCAAGTTATGATCCCGAATGGGATCTCCCGGAAGAAAAATATTCTTCACCAGATGCCGATGAGATGAACTATGCAAAAAAGATGTTAAAAAGGGGAAAAGTTCCTGACGTGCCTAATAGTTCTTGGCAGTCCGGTGGGTATAGTCCTTTAAACAGTAACGAAGGAAAGCGTAAACACGACCGTATAATTCAAAAAATCAAAGATATACAATGAAGTAAACTCCGACAAAATTTCTAATATCTTAACTAAGTTCTATATATAATTGAAATACGTAACATGTTATAACATCACAAACAAAAAATCAAATGGTAAAATCAAATGGCATTTGAACAACTAGAAGAAAACGAATTGTTTTTCACGGAGTTTGAACCGAAGATGCAAAATCGGTTCTACTTCAAGCTTGCGGACTTAAATGTTCCGGCATACCTTATCAAGTCTGCGTCTAGACCGGAGATTAACTTTAATACGGTTGAACTTCCCCACATTAACGTGACACGTAAGGTCAAAGGAAAAGTTTCCTACGGAGACGTTTCACTCACTCTTTACGACCCGATTTCCCCTTCCGGTTCCCAAGCTGTTATGGAATGGGTCTTGCAGCACCACGAACCAACGACCGGACGAGACGGATATGCAGACGGGTACAAAAGAGACGTTGTATACAACACACTTGACCCTTCCGGAACTCGAATTGAAGAGTGGAAGCTAAAAGGCGCATTTGTAACATCTGCTTCATTTAACGAAGCAGGGTTTGAAAACGATGCTCCATTCGAGATCAATCTTACGTTGGCTTACGACTATCCTGTACAAAACTATTAATCTTTAATCTTGATAAAACTATGAAACTATCTAAACGCAAACTTAAACGTATAATTCGTGAAGAAACAAGAAAAGCTATTAGCGAAAGAGACCAAGATTCACTACAGATTGGAACGTTTGCTGCTTCTGATGGAGATTATTCTGTAGAAGTTGTCAAAAATGCAGTAGGGGAAAGCCGGGTCCGAGTTTCTTCTTTCCGT